ATGTGGAAGCGCGACAACTCTGCCGGGTTCATCCGGCAGGCCAACTAGACAACCCCCGAAGGGACTAGGCATGAAGATCCGACACACCAACCAGATCGAGCTCTCGTACGCCAACGCTAAGGCTTTGGTGGACGACTACGAGCGACGGGTCGCTGATGGTAGGACGGCTAGCACGCTGATCTACCGCACTGACGACGAGGGTCGGACGATGGCCGTGAGCATCGTGGCCGACGAGGACCACTACACACCCGAAGAGTTGGAACGGCGGCGGTCACCGTACCTGCCGCCCGAAGCATGGGCAGGAGTCTAGACATGAGCAAGTACGAGTCGATCACGACGCATGAGATCCGCAAGGGCGACACGATCTACAGCGATCTCATGGTGCTGTACGTGGACAGTGAGCCCCAAGTTTCCAAGGCGCACCCTGTCACCGACTACGGCGGCGAGTGCAAGTACGTCAATGCTCTGATCCTGAATTGGGACGAGATCGTAGCTACCGCTGACGAGTTCCCGGGCGGGGTTGCAAGCATGATCCGGCACTTTGTGCGAGACGACATGGCAGAGAACGGGTATGCGGCCCGTAACGGGCGGCGGCTCACCGAGCCCCGCTGGACGATCCAAGGCAACGGGCTCGCACGGTGGGCTCGAGTTATCAAGGAGGACAACTGATGTACGTAGCAGACGTGACAGATGTGCAAGAGCTCTTGGAGCTCCGCGCTGAGACTGAGGACCGGCTGATCCGGTCGGACTACATGAACGAGCAAGCCGCGTGGGATCTCGAAGACATCGACATCCGACTGTTCGAGCTAGGAGGGATTGACCATGTGTGAGGACTACCCGTGCTGTGGGCACACAGCGACTGACCCGTGCGAGGCACAGTGGTACGACGCGCCTGACGCGTTCGACCAGACGAAGAATCCGCACTGCTTCTGCGAGCACGAATACGGCATCTGCGACGTGCCCGAGGACTACTACGACGACGAAGACGAAGACCTGGGAGACTACGACAGCTACGCCGAAGACTACGGCGACGACGAAGGGTTCGAAGAGTGAGCAAGACAGTTCATGGCACTGAAGCAATCAGCTACTTGGTGTCGCACACGTTCCACAAGCAGCGTGCCACGATCCGAGAGTTCGACGTGTACATCGACGTGGACGACGCTGGTCGTACCAAGGAACAGGGTTCAGACAGCGACTGACGGTGCTGAACTACCACCCCGACAAGCGTTCGCTGCTGCATACCGGCTACACGATCGAGCAAGCGATCGAAGGGCTGTTCAGTGCGGATCTCATCGAGGACGAGCGTTACGGCTACGTGATCGAGACGTTCCACATCCACACCGACCTGTACGACATCGAGTCGCGAGGTATCCACTACGAGTTCACCTGGGAGAAGTGATGGCCGATATCTGGATCTCATGGACTGACGAAGACGGCAACGAAGGCTCTGCCCGTTGGTCTGGTGTGTTCGATGAGCACATCGACCAAGTGTTGTTCCACATGCAGCGCACAGTCGGCAACCCCGACACCACCGTCTAGACCGCTTGACAACCCCCAACTAACGGAAGGCACCACCGTGACGTACGACCTGACCAACAACAACATCAACAACAACCTGGAAGGCATCGAAGAGTGTGCGCCGTGCATGTGGTTCGCACGATGCACCAACGATGCGAACGGTCTGCGCCGTGGCCCTATCGGCAACGGCGAGTTCGGTGAGATCCCGATCTGCAAGCGATGTGACGACCGATTGGAGGCTATGTGATGGGCAAGATTCTGACCCCGCTGTTAGCGGCCCTGTGGACATTCGTGGCCGTGTTCACGCTAGGCCAGATGTACCTGTCGAGGCTCCCTGAGCCTGAGCCGCCTGTGCAGCAGACGCTGATCAGTCACCGGCTCACACAGATCCCGCGCTGCGCCCTGGAGGACGGTTCAGACGTGGAAGGCATCTGCGTCTGGATCGACCCTGACACAGGCAACGTTTACATCAACCCCACCGAAGAGGAGACCAAGTGACCATCAAGACCATTACCTCGCTCGTCATCGAAGGCGAGACGCTCTACGACTTCTACACGCGGATCGGTGATATCTCCGGTAGCGGTACGCATGTGGTGACAGGTGTCATCACCATCACTCCCAAGGAGTTGGTGGAGTGAAGCGACGGTGGAGCCATGCCGCGAACGATGTCGTGGACGTGGACTACGACGAGTACCACAAGCCTTGCGCTGAGTGTGGCGATCCGTACGCACCGTGCGGCGGCGGTCACGGCGGCGACGAGGCGTTCTGCGAACCCTGCTACGACAACATCTTTGGAGGCTAGACATGAGCAACATCGACAAGCTGAAGGACAAGGTCGCCAAGCTTCTGCGCCAGGCAGAGGACGTGGCCGGTACGCCGGAAGAGGCTGTGTTCCAGGCGAAAGCGTTCGAGTTGATGGCGAAGTACGGCATCAGCGAGGCCGCTGTGAGCGCGGCGAAGGAAGGTCTGGACACCTCAGATCTGCGGGATGCGATCCAGTGGGTGGTGAAGATCGAAGGCAAGTACGCGTCAGCGCAGATGCTGCTGCTGCACAACCTCGCCACCGCTCTGCACTCCAAGACCGTCTACTCCAAGTCACGGTACGGCGGTGGTCAGTTGCACATGTTCGTGTACGGCGTGCCGACTCACATCGAGCGCATCAAGCTGCTGTGGAACATCTTGCAGCCGCAGATGATGCGCCTGGTAGGCACGATCCGCCCCGACTACGAGTACCGGAGCGAGCGTCGGCGGTACAACTACGAGACGCATGAGTTCGAGTCGTACCGGACCACAGGTTCCGGCTACCTCAAGAGCTACCGGCGTTCGTGGATCGCCGGGTTCGGTCAGGCTGTCGGTGAGCGTCTCCGCACCCAGGAGAACAAGGCTCTGGAAGAGGCCGAGAGCTCTGGGGCTCTGGTCCTGTTCCGAGGTGACGCGGAGAAGGCTGCCGTGGCCCTGCGTGAGGCGCACCCGCGCCTGGGTCGAGGCACCAGTTCCCGCGTGAACGGGGCTGGGTACGCGCACGGTCAGCGTGACGGGAGGAACGCATCATTCGCACACGCGCTGTCTCGCTAGTGGCTGGGCTGGTGGCGGTGGGCTGCTTGACAGCCCCCGCCCCGGCTCACGCTGAAGTCTCCGCCGCGTGCATCACGCACATGGCGAAGGAGAAGACGACTGCTGTAGCTGACCGGCTGTACCACCTGACGCACGGCGGTGAGTCGCCGTGTGAGGAGAGCGAAGCCGTCGAGTTCGACAACAACCACAACAACAACAACAGCGATAGCGGTAAGAGCCGTTATTGCAGAAAGCACTGGTTCTGCTAATGAACATCGAGAAGAAGCATCTGCAAGTCATCACCGTCACTGCCGAGCCTGGTGACACGCTCTACGACTTCTGGGAGAAGTTGGGCAACGTCCCCGGCGGCGGCTGGGCAGTCTCCGGTCAGATCACGATCCGCGAGACGAGCGAGTGATGGATTACTACGAGTGGCTCGATGAGGTCGAGTCGAACGCATACAACGAAGCGATGGCACTACTGAGGGGATACGAGCGATAAGCGCAGGGATCTAGATCTCAGTTCGCTCTCAGGGTTCAGTACAAACGCAGCTACCGGCCAGTAACTTTGCTGGCGTGTCCGGTCAGAAACGGGTTAGGGGAACACACGACTTGACAGTCACCTATACTCCTTTGTGTAAGGAGCATCACATCTCTCATTGGAGAGCACATGAAGAAGAAGTCCAGCAGCAAGACACCGCTGCACTTCTCTGTTATCGAAGAACTGCGCCGTAAAGGATATACACAGTCAGAGATCGCAGACATGCACGGTGTCACACGCCAGGCCGTGTCCTGGCAGAAGCACACCTACGGCGGCTATCTCACGCCACGCCAGATCGTGAACCAGGCGTGGCCCTGGGCCACTACGTCGCTGCACAGCAAGTGCAAGCCGTTCCAGCGCATGAGGGACCACGGCGAGTACATGGCTACCGGCGGAAAGGGAATGAACGCAGACAAGATAAACAGGCTGCGTTCCTGGTATCGCAAGCTGAAGGACGAGAACATCGTTCTCGAGTTCGATCCTGACATTCCGCCGATAGCGGGTGTCAGTCCTAACGGAGGGTTCAGATACATGCCTCGCAAACCGAGCGACGGCAATTTGCTGATACGCGTGAACAAATATACGGAACTGACAGAAGACGGTAAGAGGATCTGGGTGTTCCCGCCTCACGAACCGTAGTTACGAAAGGCACAAGAAGCGTGCTGATCCACCAAGTCCTCCACATCGTCCACCACTCCTGGCTGTACGTGTCCACGACAACTGTCGGGTTGAGCGTCTACCGTTCGACCGCTCTGCCGCACACCGACGAGTGGTTCGATCCCATCCGACACCTACTCAACAACGAAGTGTTGTCCCGCGAGGTTCTCGATGACGAGAACATGATGTTCGGTCAGGGCGAGCGAACAATCTACAAACTAGGAGAGCTATGACAGAACCTGTCCTGCTGCCGCTGCGTAGCGTCAGCCAGATCAACCAGTACAAGCGTTGCCCTCAGGCGTACAAGCTTGGCCGCATCGACAAGGTGTGGGCGCGGCCTGCCGCCTGGTTGCCTCAGGGCACAGCGTTCCACGCTGTGGCAGAGGAGTGGGAGAAGCGTCTCCATCGAGGGGACGCTATGAGCCTCGAAGAGGCTAAGGACATGTTCCGCGAGTGCTACGCCAACGAGATTGGCGAGTACACCGAGACCACCCCCAATTTCGAGTGGTGGTTCTGGTCTGGCCCGTACAACGGCGAGCGTGATATCGAACGCCGGTACGAGATCGGTCTGGAGCAGGTCGAGAAGTTCTTCACGTGGCGCACCACGAAGGGTCAGGAGATCTGGTACACGCCAGACGGCAAGCCTGCCATCGAGCTCGACTTTGCCATCGACCTGGACGGCATCACCGTCCGAGGTTACATCGACGCTGTCGTGGTCATCGACGGTCAGCCGCACGTGCGGGACTACAAAACCGGGAACTCCCCGGGTGATGACTTCCAGCTAGGTGTGTACGCGCTGGCGATCGAGACGTTGTACGGCGTGAAGGTCACGTCGGGCGACTACTTCATGGCCGGTAAGAAGGGCAAACCGGCGCACACGACTGCGCCGTACGATCTCACGCCGTGGACGCGTGAAGCTATCTCCGCTGTGTTCCAAGAGGTGGAGGCAGGTATTCAGGCGGGGCTGTTCGAGCCCGATCCTGAGCCGTCGAAGTGTGGGTTCTGCGACGTGAACTTGTCGTGCCCTGTTTTTAATTGAAACTTGACAACCACCCGACACATACTTAAGGAGGTAGGCACCATGACCGAATATCGCAAAGACGTGACGCACAAGCCTGACAGCGAGTACGCCTGGGTTGAGCTTGGGCCCATCCCTGGCCTGCCGGAATGGCATCAGCAGTCGCAGCCGTCACGATACCCGTTCCCCACAGGGGTAGCGGCAGTGAAGTTCGCCACCAACAACAAAGCCGAATGGCCTGAACGGACGATCCACGTCGTGTTCTTGGACGGCCACCGAGAGGAGATCGAAGCGTGATGACC